GAGGCGCACCCGGCCAGTACGGATAGCGCGATCAAGGGCGGAAGACTTTTGATCGAGAGCATGGTTGACCTCTTCAAGTTTTGTGGCGTGGGTGTTGATCTGATCGCTTAGGCGCTGTTCTGTCTGCCGAGCCTCTTCATTCTTTCTGGCGATCTCGGCTTGCATCTCAACGTCGCGTTTGGTCCAGCCCTCATCGAAGCCGAACCGGTAGATGCCGAAGATCACCAAGAGGGTGATCAGGACGGCGATGCCAAGTCTTTGAATGCTCATGCCTCACTCCTGGCAGCAGCGCGCTCCTGCGCAATCTCCTCAGCCTCCGGCGGGATATGGCTAGCCGGTGTGGCGGGCGGGGGAGGCGGCACCCAGGACTCGTCGAGCTCGGGGTTCTGGTAGCCCATCCAGTTCCAGTCAGGAGTTACCGGATGGGCTGGCGGCTTTGGGGGCTCACCCCCCGCTGCCGGAGCTGGCGCTGGCGGTGTCGGTGTTGGCGCGATGGCCTTGGCGATTGCGCCAGTGGCACGCTTAGACATGACGCCACCGATCCCGCCGACGATGAGCAGGACGATGTCGTTAAGCATCTTGGTGTACGCCTGGTCGATGGGTGCCATCGACTTAATCGGCTGGGTGACGAACGTCACCGAGTACAGCATGGAGACTACGATGAAGCAGAGGATCAAGGTCACCGTGATGACAACAAAGCCCCAGATTCGGACTTCAATGTCGTCAGCGGTTAGGTGCTGCTTCGGATGCGGGTTGAGTATTTTGAACGGCATTGATTTGCTTCTCCAGAATTGGCGCGACTAAGTACTCGGGACACATCTGCGTGAACAGACACTTCGGCTTCTGACACTCTGCCTTGGCGAAGTTGTCGGGGTTCTGGCAGAAATACCGGTACCTGTCTTCACAACCTGTTAACAGCAAGATCATCAATATTGCGGCGAGCTTCATTGTTTCATCCCATACATCACGAGGTAGACGCCGAAGCCCACGAGAACGAAGATGACAACGATGCCGCCGACAACAATCAAAATCTCGAAGAGTTCTTCCTGTTCCTGCTTAGCCCGAAGCGCCCGGTCACGAGCGAGTTGCGCATCAATCTTGTCCTGCTTATCCATCTCGGCCACGCGGACCATGATGGAGTTCCACACGTCCATGTTATTTGGGAAGAACAGTCCTTTGACCTGCTCCTCAAAGTCGCGCTGGGCCTTGAGGTCGAGCTCGATCTGAACGGCTTGCCCCATGTTGGAGCCGCCCTTCTTTTTGGCGACCTTCAGCGCTTTGGTGACTTCGTGCTTTTGCTCGAAGTATCTGCCCAGCAGAGGCCCGAGGCTTCGTACGTCGTCCGCAGTCTTGGACGCCTCCTTGATCATGGACACCGTCTTTTGTACGGCGGCCATAGCTGCAAGGGCCATCGTGATCGGCTCCATGCTGCGCTCCTTACTTCACACGGAAGTTCTGCCAAGTAATGCCAATGGCAGTGATGGCGCCTCCAACCCATAGGATGGGTTTTGCCAGCCTGCCTAGCCACTCGAGCACGGTGAATGCGCCTTGAGCAGCACCAAACGCTGCAACGACGTTCTCGGTTGCTCTGTCAATCTTGTCGACCTTATGCTCAACGGCTAAAAGCCGGTCGTAGATTTCTCGGTGTGATACATCAATCTCGTCCATAGGTAATGCTCTTGGTGTGTTCAGGGGGACCGGTTGCTGGAATGAAATGTTGCTGGCATTGACAACCCCATTTGGAAACATTTTAGGTGGCGGTCATGAATGACCGTGGCTCGTGATGGCAATACGACGGCCCGGCGAGCTTGGGTTGCTTAGGGTGTCGCCGCGCACAGCCCCGGCAACTCTTACGGGGTTTACTCCGTTCGGGATCATTGCTGGGTCAAGAATCTCTGACTGATCAGCCGTGCGGAGTGCGTGAATGCAGTAGGCAACCGTTCCGTCTTCAAGCGCTTCAAGCTCATGAACATGATCTTTATGGATGTAGATCATGTGCGGCGCCGCGAAGAGCGAGACCTGGCCGCTGACCGTTACCTTGAGCTTGCCTTTGGCCAGCAGCGTCAAGTGATCAAACTGGTGAACGTGCCCAACCTCAATGTCTCCAACCTTCTCAAACACCATCATGCGGCTGAACAGGTTGGCCACGCAGCCAATGGCAATCTCCGGGGCGCTCATGCCTTACCCTCCAAGACCAGCTGCCTGTAGTTGGAAGGCTTCGTGATGTCGGCGTACCCGCGCTCAATGAAGGCGTTGGGATAGAACCTCCGAATCAAGTTCTCCTGCATGGGGCCAACAGTCGGCCCCTTCCAAGCGGCAGCAACGGTGCAGGGCTCTCTGTGCTTCCATTGCTGGAACGCAACCAGAGGAAATCCAAGCTGTCGAGAATACTGTGACCCAGTGCTCCCATGAGCCTGGCCGTCCAGCAAGGTTTCAGACAACCTTCCCCAAGTAGGTGAAGATTCAAATGGGCCTGTCCGTGGAGAGTACGTTCCCTCGATCCGCATCTTGATGACTTCAACGCCAGGGTGCTCGTGAGCCTGCAAGTTTGGATTCGGGTGAATCAAATACAGCTCAACTTGAAATCTCCCTCTCCTGAAAACGCACATCGAGGTTGCATCATCAGACAGGAAAATCTCCGCTCCATCTGGCGGGAGAAACGGCATGCCAACGCCGCACCACCAATGAGCAAATTCCCGAACGTCATCCCAGGTTTCCGGGATGCTGGTCAGATCAATTATTGGCTTGGCGTACTCAAACATCTTTGGGGTCAAAACGAACAGGGTTGATCAAAGGCATGTGCCAAGCCTCAAACAGCAGGTTCTGTTCGGCTTGCTGCATTGCTTGTTCGTGGACTGCAACCAGACCATCGACCCAAGGCTGACCGCCTTCATGAGCTGCAACCCAATCCAAAACCTGTTGAGCCTCTAGCTCAGCAATGTTGATGAATGTCGATGGGTTCGGGGCAGCCAGGTCAGTTTGACCCCGCGCAAACACCTTGGCGCCGTTGCGCTTGAGCACGCACACCCAATGCACTCGAGCAATCGAATTGGGCGTGCCCTCGTACTGACGCACGTAAAGGCGCTCAATGTAAAACTTGTGCTCGATTCCATTCATGGTTTTTCTGCTCCGTAGAAGTTGCGCATTGAAATGGGGCCGCTGGTGGGTATGACTCCGTTGGCTGAAACCAGGGTTGTCAAAACGCGATACACGTAGTTCCACACATAACCTGAGCCGCCGTATCCACTATCGTTAGCAGCAACATCACCCTTGAAATACGTGTAACCGCCCGTTGTGTATGAGGTCATAGTCGGTGACCAGCCGGACGATTGAGGAACAATGTTCGCCCCGCCCCAGTACAACTCAAAATAGCCGCTGTCTGTAGACAGCCAATGAGTTGAGTTCTGGGAGTAACTTCGAATGTAAGAGCTGTTGCGGTAATAGTCCCCAAGCGACGGGCTGGCTACCCCACCAAACAGGGTTTTTATGTTGTTAAGTGAGATCGCGCCGGATGACTGAAGAGCTGGCACTTATTTCTCCAGCAACTTCTCAATCAGCAGCTCAAGACGCTCGATGCGCGCACGAAGCTCAAGATTGTTTTTGGCCAGCTCGATTGCAGAAACCAGGGCCGCATTACCGTAAGCCAGCGACAGGGTTTTGTCGGAATCAGATCCAGTCATGACGACTTCAGGAAGAAGCTTCTGCCAGTCCTGGGCTGACGCGCCTGCCTGGCGCTCGTTGGTGTCGACGCGAATGTAGATGCCGCTCTTGACGGCGGCTAGGCGCTCGACAAAATCAGCGGGCAGCGCGGCCCAATCTTTCTTCAGGCGTTCATCCGAGTACGCGGTGACGTTGCCTTGGGCAATAAAGTTTCCGTTCGCCCCATCAAACTGCCAAAGGGCCAAGGACGCCCCAGCGCTGTTGATGTGGTGAATGCAGAAGTTGCCCGGATTCGCGGCACTGGTAGTTAAATGCCCGAGGCTGTACTGACCTGCGTATCCGCCTGTGTACTCGTAGTACATCGAGAACCCCGGCCCGTACGAACTTCCCGTATGGTTTACCGTTGCTCTGAATGGCGCGTAGCGGCCCCACATCGCGGAAAAACCACCTCCTGTGGTTGCCGCATTAAAAGCTGCGGTGGTGGTGCTGCCGCTGGTGACCCCGTTTAATGTGCCGGTCAGCGTGCCGCCAGTCAGCGCAAGTCGCTCGGCCTTCAGGTCATTAAGCATCGCCCTCGTGATCCGAATCTCAACGATGTCGTTTACGGAGAATGCGCGACCCGTGGTGCCGTCTTGCCCACGAACGACGGTGAATGTGTCGGTGGCTCGAGCGGTGACCCGCACGACCTCGAGGTTGCCAGCCGAGTCCATTAGCGTGGCGTAGAACACGTCGCCGCCAGAGATGGCCGGGAACAATGCGCCAGTGCCCGAGGTCACCGAAAAGCTGGTGGCGGTGTTCGTGATCGAGGCGGAGAGCCTCGAGGCTGCATTGTTTGCGTACAAGACTGGCATTACGCTACCCGTTTCATCTCAATCGTTTCCAGCTCAGCAACAACGCTGATCTGGCCGCTGGCCTCGGAGGACAGCGAGAAGTCGCCCACAGCTTCGGCGCTCAGGCCAATGAGTCCGGCGATAGGAGCCGCCAAGAGCTGCTGCACTTCGGCCTGCACGTCGATCCGTTCAGCGACTGCGGAAGCAGACAGGCCTTGGACAAAAGCAACTGCCGTCACACCGTTGTAGATGTAGAGGCGGCGCAGATTCCCCTGCGTGACCACCGTAGCCAGCGAGTAGCCGTCGGCGTTCTTGGTGATGTGAAGCGTCGTGCTACTGAGAGCAAACGACCCCGACATCCCGGACATGCTGACCGTGACGGCAAGCTGCCCAACAAGGGTCGAGACCTTATCCCCCGCGCCAGAAATGTTCTTGGACACCGCTACAGCAGCGGCCGGAATAGACACTGAGCAGATGACAGACGCCGCAATCTGCTTTTGAATTCCGAGCAGCGCAGATGTGGTTGCGCCGGTTGAGCCAACGAAGGCAACACTCTTGGTTACCGAGGCCACGCCAGAGGTCTGCGCTGTCGCCAACGCAGCAATCGACATTGACTTGATAACTCTGGCGGCGGATGCGGTGGAGGCGACTGCTTGGGCTGTAATGCCCAGAGACTTAGTAATGCTTGCTGGCGCAGAGGCAACGGTCATCGTTGCGGAGCCAGCAAAGCTCATGTTCTTCGAGACAGCAGCCTGCACGACTGGAGTCACAGTCGCAGAGCCGCCAGCGGCAATCGACTTCTCGATGTCAGCCGCGCTGGATGTTGAGGCGACTGCGTCGGCGTTAACCGCCATCAGCTTGGTGACGGCAGCGGAAGACGATGTCGAGGCGACTGCGTTCCCGGCAAAGGCGATGTTCTTGACGATCAGAGCCGAACCCGCTGTTTGCGCAACAGCGTTCACGCCAAGTGCAGCAAGCGGGTTAATCAGGCTCGCCAGACCGGAGGTCGATGCGGTGGCGCTCGCGGCAGCGGCAGACACCTTGGAGACATTCGAGCTAGCAGTGGTTGTGGCTGTTGTGCTGCCGACAAATGCAAGCACCTTCGACAGACCGGCGGAGCCGACAGTGACACCGCTCGTCGAGGCTGATCCAGACTGCCTACTGGTCTTGCTGAGCGCGACGGAAGGCGTTGCTACGACAGAGGCTGCGGCGGCAACAACATAGTTGACTCTGAAGACTCCAGACGCTATCGCGACGACAGACGCTCCGGCGGACTGCGTGCTGGTCTTCGAGACTGCACCCGACACCGCTGCGGAAACGGAGGCCGAACCGGATTGGCGGGAGGTCTTGCTGACTGCCGCAGAAGCTGCCGCTGCCACGGACATGGACGCAGCAAGATTCGCGGTTTTGCCGACCGCGCCAGACACGCTCGCCGACGCAGAGATGGCGGCAGACTGCCAGGAGGTCTTTGCGGCCGCGCCAGCCACAGAAGCTGTGACAGTCGGGGCAGATCCCAGCTTGAAGCCCAGAGACACGTTCGCGGCAACGGTTGCTGCGACTGTTTGGCTCGAAGCGATCTTGTAGCCAACAATGAAGTTGGCCACGGTGCCGACAGAAGCGTTCCCGGCGACGGCAAGTCTCTTGGTGAGAGATGCCGATGCGACCGGGCTTGCAGCGCCTGTGATTACTCCCGCAGCGCGGGCTGTCTTCGAGATGGCGGCAGAAGTCGCTGCGGTGGCGGTGATTGCCCCTGCGAGCTGCTGAAGCGTCCCAGACCGCCCGTTCAGGACGAGCTGGTTAAGCTGTGACGCATTCAGCAACATCGCAGACCCAAGCGATTAAGCGAAGGTGATCGACAGGGACGCAGCGGGGAACGTCACCGTGTCAGCCTGGTTGATCGTCTTGGAGATGGTGAGCGCACCCCAGAACAGCAGGTTGCCTGCGCTCGCGGCGTCGTAGATGCCAAAGTGAGTCACCGCGCCCCAGTTAGCGGAGGGCGTAGGGAACGTGATGGCAGCGTTGTTGCTGGTCTGACCACCGGAACCGGTCGAGGCAACGGTGCTACCGGCCGACTGAGTGCCAGCCCAGTTGGCCAGCGACGATGTCACGGCCACACGGGCGTAAGAGCCACCAGTGACCTCGGTGCCACCACCGGAATCAGAGGGCGCTGCGGTCAACAGACCGACGTGCAGGGTGGTGGTCGTGGGCGCGGCCTGGCCACGGAAGAGCTGGTCGATGATCTTGTTTTCGAGAAAGTCGGACATTGCGGACATGGTTTACTCCTTATGCAAACTGGGAACGGACGTTGAACTTGAGGACCTCATAGACGGTCTGAAGCTGACCATCGAAATCCACCTCGACTTCGCCCTCGTAGGGGCCTGGCTCAACGTCGAGTACGCCTGGGCCGAAGTTGAATCGGACCTGACCGCCAGTGCCACCGCTCACCTTTTCACAGGTGATCGTTGACAGGACTGTGCTGCTGCCCGATGCGCGAAAGCGCACGCGAACAACAATCTCTGAATCAGACAAGTTGATCGCCGCGCCGGTCGACGGGTCGGTCAATGTCAGCTTGATGTACGGCAGGTTGTCGCCCTGCACGAGATTGATTTTGGCCATCAGATCTTCCTCATCTTCACGCTCAGGCTCGAGCGCACATGGCCACGAGAGGCTCGCTGCCTGGCGACGTTGATCGCCTGGTCGAAAAAGCCCTTGTTGATCACAGCCATATCTGGGTTCGTGTACGCCTTGCCAACGCTCACCTGAAGGCGATACGCAGCGCCCTGACCAATAGCCTCGGCGTAGTCCTCGAAGACCTCGTCCTCGATAGTGGTCGAGGCCCTGGTGGGCTTGAGCGCAATGCGCATCGTCAGACCATTGCGGTACTGTCGATCTGGCAGGGGCCACACAGAGATCGTGCGAGCGTCCTTCTGGAGGTACGCCGTGGGCGTGCTGCCGCGAGCCTGGTATGAACTGAAGAGCCGGTTGTAGACGGCGGGGTCGTTCACGAAGTCAGGAGCCAGCGGGGTGATCTCGCGGTTGTCGAGCCACGCCTTCTGCACCTTGACGACCAGGTAACCAGTCGGTGGCTCGAGGTCGTAGTCGACGATGTTCTGACTGATCGTCACCGGATCGTGATCGCGGGTGAGGATTAAGCTCTTCTCGCAGAACTCGATGCAGGTATTGCGAATCGCCTGGACGACCAGCGGCTCAGGAGCGCCGATCACCTCTGGCATGACGTACGGGAAGAAGTCTTCATAGGACGCCATCAGACGCCTCCAATCTGCTGGGCCGGTGCGCTAGGCTGGTCGCCAGGCCGGTTCATCGCCGGAGCGAACGCGTTGTCCGCCATGGTCTTGTCGCCGAGCATTCCGTTGAAGAGCGCCAGGTAACTGGCTGCGAGCTCTGCGTTGCCTGCGAACTCCGTGTCTCGAGCGTAGGACTTGTAGAGCACGAACACGACCAGGTGCTCCATGTACTCATCACGCAGGCCGATCGTGTCGCTGGTCTGGGACACGTTGCCAATGACGGCAGAGACCTTTGCCTGGATCCTTGCGCCAGTGTTGGCGGGCGGGTAGACCTCGAATCGCCGTGCGGTTCTTGGATCGAAGATGTAGTGCTTGATCGTGGATGACTTGGCTCCAGCTCGCCAGTTGGGGCTGAAGGCATCGAGGACGGTGTTGTCCACCAGGGTGACAGCACGGCCCTGGGCGTCGTCCACGCCGAGGTTGCAGACGATGTCGATCAGGCGGTAGGCGGAGTCAGGAATCGTTTGGAGCGCGCCAGCCACCAAGGTCAAGGGGGATAGGATGGTGTTGGCGTCAGGCCGCTTGATCAGGACCATGCGGCAGGCATCGTTGATGTAGCTGATCAGGTCAGAGTTCGACCAGCGATATGCGGCTGCATCACTGTCGTTGAGTACCGGTCGTACGCGGCCAAGGATGTCGGAGACGATCATGGAGCACCTGATGTTCGTGAGCTGGGCTTACGTCCCAGCTTGGTGACCTGTCTGCGAAACACTGCCTTGGCGACCTCGAGGTCTGTTTCCGGCTCATCCGCGCTGGTGTTGACAGGATTCTCACTGGTGTTTTCTAGCTCGGAAGCCTGGACTGGGGTGGGGTCGTAGACCTCCATGTCGTCACGGGAGGCCAGGTTTTCCGTCCACACGTAGATGTGGCCGGTTGTCTTTTGCTTGAGAAGTTTTTTCATGGCGCCAAAAAATAAAAAAGGGGAGGGGAGTTACCCCCTCCCCCTCACGGGTTAACGTGGATTACTTGGACACGTAGCCGTGGACCAAGGCTTCAGGCTTGGTCACCTTGTAGCCGTACACGTTCAGGCCGCGCATGATGTTGCCGAACGTGGACTGCGAGCGCAGGGTTTCCACGTTGGTGATCTGCGAAGCGAACGAGATGGCATCGCGGGTACCGGCCATGATGTTCCAGGCCGACTTGTCAGCAGCGCCGCCAGTGCCGCCAGAAGCACCATCGCTACCCAGGTCGGTGACCTTGGACAGGTTGTTGCTGATGTAGACGGTGAAGCGGTCGATCATGCCGATCTTGCCGTTACGCAGAGGCGTGACGGAGTCACCGGTCAGGTAGGCTTGCTTCAGATCAGAGTTCTTGATCATCGAAGCCATCCAGGCGGGGATCACCATCCAGCGACCGTCTTCAGGCGTGTTCTGCTCGTCCAGGACCTGGCCCATGTCCAGGATCATGTCCAGGATGTTGGCCTTGGTCAGGGCGCGAGGAGCGCCAGCGGCACCCAAGTTGATGTCGCCAGAGATCGCGCCAGCGGTGGCGCCCTTGTTGGCGGCAGCGGCGTCTGCGTACACAGAGCCCAGAACGTCGCCGTCGATGGCGATCTTCATCTGCTGACTTGCGTCGTTGGTGAAGATGTCCATCAGCTTGATGTCGGCCTGGACTTCGTCCACGTCGTCCAGGACGACCTGGAAGTACTTGCCCTTGTCGATGCTCAGCTCCAGAGGAGTGCTGTTAGGAACCTGGGAAGTCAGGTTCATACCCTTCTGGTAGTTGCTGATGTTGATCGTTGGGATGGTGCGGATGAAGACCTTGTCGCCTTGGCCCTTGATTTCGCCTTCCCAATCGTTGTTGGTGATTTCGCCCAGGACGGTGCTCTTGTAGAACTTGACCTGGAGCTTGCCGGACCAGACTTCGGGGATGAAGCCATTGGCACCAGCGTATGCGTCAGTGCCGCTACCGGCGCCGTAGTAGTTACCGTTTACTGCGAGAGACATGATGTCACCTTAAAACTTGGTGGCCGCTTACCGCACTCGTTGTTCGCGGATCGCAGCCTGGATTTCTGCATCAATGGCAGCAGCTTGTTCTTCGGTGTACTGCCCACGGCGATCAGCTGCGTAGAACGCGGCGATCTCGGCACGAGCCCAGAGCTTCTTGCCTTTCGGCGCTTCTGGCGTGCGAGTAGCCTCGGGGGCTACCTGGGACTCCAACGAAGTCGAGCTTGCTGCCGACTTATCTTGCTGAACCCTCTTGAACGCACTGAAGAATCTGGCAACACGATCTGCATCGCGCTTCTCCTCAGCCTGCGACAGAATGTCTTGGCGTTGCATGCCGGTGAGGTCATCGACTTCACCTAGCCAGGTGTGGAACTCGGGGTCGTCGTTGATGACACGCCAGTCGGGGACTGCCATGCCGAGACGATCGTAGAAGCTGACCTCGACGTTTGCCGTCGCGGTACCGCTCAACTGCTCGAGCTTCCTGCGGAGTTCTGATATCTCGCCGTCCTTGACCTGCACCTCTTCACGAGCTGCGCGGCGGATAAGGTCGACCAGTGGTTCACCGAACTCGCTCACCTCTTCAGGCTTGACCAACTTCTCTTGGGGAGTAGTCAGCTTCGCCTTCAACGCCTCCACTTCTTCGGTCAGGCTATTCAACTTGCCATCACGCTCTTTGATCGCGGCATGCAGTCGCGGGACCTCGGCGTTGTACTTGCCACTCAGAGTCTTGAACCGGGCCTCCCACTTGTCATCTCCCTCGGCCGGAGGGGTGTTCTGGGGTGCCGGAGCATGAGCTTCCGGTGGTGCCGAAATACCGCCCGAAGACTCCGTGCTGGGAGGCGTCGGGTCACCAGGAGGAGTTACACCTTCTGGTTGTGTCTGCTGCGGCTGGCGAGCCTGTTGCAGTCGTTGAAGAGCTTCTTCTGCCTTTCTTTCCGCCTCAATGACGGCGCGTGGTAGGTTCAATTCAAACTCCTTGAGCCTTCACTTCCTGCTGGGAGCCACTTAGGGTTTTCCCTTACGGTCGATTCGGTGTTCTCGGTGCCCACGCTATCCGCCGTAGGTCCTGCGGTTTGCCCCGACGGGGCGAATTACTTCATCTTGTAGAGCGTGTCCCTGGCCGATCGCTTCTTCTCGAGAAGCTCATCGAGCACTTGGGATGCCCCTTGATGCCACCTGGTCTGAACTTCATCCCTGGTGAGATCGTTCTGCTTTCGGAGATCAGAAAGAGACTCATCGAGCCACTTGCAGATCTCCTCGAAATCGTTGTTGCCCTCCAAGGAGGACAGCGCTGCGACAACTCTAGCTGGTGGTTTCAGCAGCATTAGGACTTTTTCTTACCGTAGTCCTGAGGGCTACGAACCCCAGGACCGAGCGTGCCGCACGGCAGGTTGGGAGCGGGGCAGGGCTTAGGGCCTTGTTCTTTGATGTGCTTGGACATGGCTCGCCTCAGCACTTCTTGGCGCCACGCACCATGCCGCCGTCTTTGTACTTCTTGACCATGCCACCGTCCTTGAGCTTGACCGGAGCGGCTTTCTTGCCGTGCATCTTGGCCTCGTGCTCTTTGACCTTCTTGGTGGCGACCTTGCTCATCATCTCTTTGGCTTGCTTCATGTGAACCTCATTGCATTAGGTTGGCTTCTGCGCCCCCGGCGGGATTACCGGCTGCGTCAAGTGTGACCGGTGCTTGCGGCGCCTGGCCCTGGCCACCCATGGCCTGAGCCTGCTGCATCATCTGCTCGGCCATCTGCTGCTCCTGGCGGAACTCGAGCTGCTCGGTCGTGGGAACGAGCTTGTCGGTGTCCATCTGGAGCGTCTTGGCAACCTCGCGCAGGAGGTAGGCACGCCCAGTCGGGCCGATGATCTGGAGGTCGACCGGGTTGGCGGTCGCTTGCAGGAACTCGTTGCGGCGAATCTGGAGCTGCTCCTTGGCAACCAGGCCCATCGCACCCTTGGCGATGACTTTGAAGTCACCCTTGCAGGACATGTCCGAGTCGTAAACCATGTTGTGGACGTAGAGCCTGTCGACCAACGCGGACACCACGTTGTCGATGGAGGCGATCGCCGCCTTGATGCCCTTGGCTGCGTTGTCCATCAACATGCTCAGGCCAGACGCCGTGCGACCGACGCCGCCGCCAGAGGTGTTGCCGTAGACGTAGTTCGGGATGCCGGTGACTTCATCGGCCTGACGGCTGAAGTACTGGTACACGTTCATCAGGGCTTCAGCGTTCATGTTCGGCTGGAAGAACCTGACGGCTGGCTGACCGCCACCAGTCCGGTCAGACGTGGTCTGCCAGATCTTCCAGGGGTACATCGAGGTCACGTCCTCGCCGTCGGGCAGACGGTCCACACTGATCTCGGCCTGCGGGCCTGAAGCGATACCCATGTTGTTCGCCAAGCTGCGGGCTGCGGCGTTGCACAGGGTCTGCGTGTCGCGCATCTGCTCGGGCAGTGCGGTGCCCCAGAAGCTGCCAGGGATTGGAACCCACTGGGCGATCTCGTAGGGGCGAGCGCCGAGTGGATCGGGGTTGAGGATGGCCTTGATCACGAATGGGCCGATGACCCAGACGTTGGCCTCGTACTCCTTGTACCGCTCGAGCTTCTTGCCCTTGTAGCCCCAGTCCATGAGCATCTTGCCGCTGACGCTGCCCCAGTACTCGACGGCTTCGATCACGTCCTTGGTGTACAGGCGGGCGTGCGGCTTGCCCTCGAGGCGGTCGCGCTCCTGGTCGCCCATGAGCCACTGGCGAAAGCCTGAGTCGCCGAATCGCTCGAGCACCTGGTCGATGTCGTCGTTGCTGTAGCCAGGCGTGCCCTTCATGGAGTCGAGTGCTGCGCGGGTGAGGCGGTGGCGCTCGATGAAGTAGCCGTCGTGGATCGTGCTTGAGTTGGGTGAGGGGAAGGCGTCGTGCGGGGAGACGCGCTCAACCTTGCGCACGAAGTCGGTCATGATCACCGGCTTGAAGCCAGGACCCCACTTCATCACCTTCTTGCGGCGGATCACCGGACCCTTGAGGATCGCGGTGGGGTAGGTCACGAAGTCGTCCACGAACTCGCGGAACGCTGTGTTGAATTGACCCTGGTTGAGCTGGTCCTCGATCTTGTTCTCCATGCGGAAGGCTTTGAGCTTTGCCTCCTCCCGCATCTTGTCCATGATCTCGTCCTGGACCTGCTCCATGCGAACACGGAAGGCTTCAGGGTGAACCTGGCCACCGGCCTGCACGAACGCCTCCATCTCCAGGCGCACCAGGTCGACGACGCCAGCAGCGATCTCGGGCGGCAGCTCGGGCTCCTTGGCCGGATCGAGCTGGAAGGCGCGACGCCCGCCGCTGATCATCACGTCGTTGATCCAGTTGGAAGCAGCCCTGGACTTGACGTCGGTGATGCGCATGTAGATGTCTGAGCCGCCGGTCCTGGCGATGTCCATCGCCTTGTCCGGGTCGTAGACGCCGCGACGCTGACGCTCGCACTGAAGCAGACGCTCGGTGATCTCTGTCTTGGCGAACTTGGCTCGGCTCCACGCCTCATTGACGTGCGCCGCAAGCTCGGTGCCGATCGTGTCGATCAGTTGATTTTTCTCGTCGACGAGAACCTCGACTTCGACGGGTGGCTCAGCCGCCACCATTGCAAGTCCCATTTTCATGTCCAGCCCCTATTGGATGCGTTGACGACCTGGCGTGCCCGGATGGGACGAAGGCCGTTGCGCACCCGCATGCACAAATACTGAAGAGCGTCGTGAGGGTGCGAGAAAGCATCCTTCACGGGGCGGTCCCTGTATCGTGCCGAGCCGGATGTCTTCATCCGCTCATACCGGTAGCGACCATTGAATCCTTTGCGCAGAGTCGTGCATCTCGGGTCCAGCAGCAGAGCTGGTCCTCCGTCGATCATCCGCGTGAGGAAGTACGCCACCGATTCTCGCCGGGGTATCCAGTCGTTGGTATCGGCGGGTTCGGTGGGTATGCCGCACTCGTTCAATTCCATGAAGCAAGTGCGAGTGTCTGTCTGGGCGCGGATCGCACCAGCGGGGTCGCCGTCGCTGAACCGGGCAAAGCCGTTGTAGCGGTTGGTGAGGATCGGGCGCACCACGTCTGAGGCGAACTCCCGGATACCCATGTCCTCGCTGATGATCTCTTCGAGGATGTGCAGCCTGCCGTTGGGCATCTGCTGGGCGATGATGCACGCCGGGGTAAGCCCGAAGTCCCAGCCCAAGATGATGGGCAGGCCACGCACCGGCTCGAGCTCTTTATCGCTGACGTGAATCCGGTCGTTCCATTCGGGGAAGACAGGCTTGCCGTCTGAGGTCGTGCCGTAGTTGCCCAGCAGGAAGACGTTGATCCAGGTGTCTTGTTTGCCGCCGAGCTGCTGGAGGTAGTAGCCGTGCCCGTTGGGCAGGTTGTCCACGTTCTCGGCGTCGGGGTTGGGCTTGTAGTCCTCTTCGCCGTGATCGAAGTACAGGCCACCTGGTTGGCGGAAGAACTGCCAGCCCTTGGGTGTATCGACCTCGGCGATCTGGTAGTACCAGTGGTCGTCGTCTGGCGGGTTGGTGTCGATGATGACGCCGCACCAGGAGGGACCGCCCTTGAGTTTGGAGGGGTAGCGGCCGACACGCTGGGTACACATGTCGAAGACCGCCTTGGGAATCTCTGAGCCCTCGTTGATCCAGGCTCCGCTCAACTCAAGGGATCGCAGCTTGCCGGTGTCGAGCTCGGAGTCGAGCGCCAGGAAGATGACCTCGAGCTCCATCGAAGTGCCGTCGCCGATGTCGTCGATGCGCATGAAGCTGGTGATGGGCGTGTCCCAGCGGATGGGCGCCACGTTCTGCGGGAACCAGGTCTGCCACGTCTTGATGGTCGTGGACTTCAGTTCGGGGTACGTGTTTCGTATGACTGCCCATCTGGACCGACGTACACCGTCAAGCCAGGGTCGCTGGGCAAGAGCACGCATGACGATTTCAGAGCAGCAGGCAGATGACTTGCCGCTACCAACAGGCCCCATGAGACCTCGAACGAAGCTGGAGTCCTGATGAAATTCGGAAGCGACAGGGCCAGGCGGATAGTAGGTGACCGCCTCTTCTGCATTTGCTACCGCCTCGCTCATTCAGCCTTAGGCTTGACGCCTGTGTTCAGGTTGAACGTGATGCCCTGTGAGCCGGTCTCGATCTTCACGTCGGACAGGTTGGGCAGGCTCTTGTCCATGAGGACCTTGATCGCCTGGACCTGCTGCGTGCTTAGGTCGGTCTTGCCCATGGCGCAATCGGTGAGTCGATTGATCAGCAGGCTGACCTGGATTTTCTTTCGCACATCCTCTTGATGTGTCTTGCGCATTCTCGCTGCCATATCAACCTCTATGCTTTCGTTGGTGGCTTTGCGGGAATTGTGGCTGGTGGTTTGGCGGAGCCTGAAGGAATCGAACCCTCACCTGTCGCCAAGTGGCCGGGGGTTCAAACCCCGTTTGTGCCCTGCACGCCAGGCTCCGCGTCTGGTGCCCCTGGTAGGAATTGAACCCACGACCTTCCGCTTACAAGGCGGCTGCTCTGCCAACTGAGCTACAAGGGCTTGGCACCCCGCGAGGGACTCGAACCCCCATCTTCGGTTTTGGAGACCGACGTCCTGCCATTGGACGAGCGAGATACGTCTGGCTCCGAGGGCTGGGATCGAACCAGCGACCAATTGGTTAACAGCCAACTGCACTACCGCTGTGCTACCTCGGAAAATCGTCGGGGGTTGATGGTGGTGGGGGTGGAAGGATTTGAACCTTCTCGACTCTTGGTCAACGGGTTTACAGTCCGCCGCGCCTCACCATCTGCGCCGCACCCCCAGGCAGGGGGTTCAATACGACGAGGGTGTCGTATTACGCCAAGAGTTTGAATTGGTCTGGGTGGCAGGATTTGAACCTGCGGCCTCCGCCTTCCAAGGGCGGCCGTCTACCGGGCTGACATTACACCCAGAGAAAGTCGGTCGTGGAAGGGAAGCGAGTTGCATGGCGGCAATTATATACAGACCTTAGGGGGTTTAGCCCGTGGCGATAAACCAGGGTAAACCCTATATATGGGACCCCTTACGGGGGTCAGTCGGCGTGGTCACCAGGGAGGAAAGGAAGACTCCACGGAGAAACTCCCGGCCCACGCTGCGGAGGTTACGTCCCCACCAACCGCTGGGGTTTTCTCATGGCGAGACCTCAGTTTGACTGGGGTTTGATCCACCGCGCAAAGCGCAAATCAAGATCAAACTTCGAGAACTGGCACAGTCTTTGCTGTATTAAGATATACATAGGATACCGGTATCCTTATATACCGGTATCCCTTAGAAAATAACTAAAAGAATGCGTAAGCATTCTGGTTTTCTAATCATTGGTTATCCGCATAGCGGTATAAGGATACCGGTAGTAACCACCTTAATCTGGTTACCTATGGCTGGATACCGGTATCCACCGCTCACATCACAGCTTGACCACGCTTGACGTGCTCGGCTGCGCCAGCAAAGGCGTACAGCAGCTGCTTGGCCAGCTTCATCAGGTCTTCCTGACCGCCGAACTCACGCAGATCGAGCTCGGTCTCGAACGCATGAGGCTCACCGTAGACCAGAACGGTCCCGTGAACCTTCACGAACCAGGGTGCATAGACGAACTGAGTCGTCTCCTCGACGTTCACTTCCCGCAATGGGTCGAATTGACGCAGGAAAGCCTGCACTTCAGGGGCTTTGAGCATGGGTTTCTCCGGTTGATGTTCCAAAAAGGATTCTGACCGGGGTTCCTTTAGGCCCCCCAGGGTCGTTTTCCTGGGTCCACTGGGGGGTAGGTACCACCCACCCCAAGAAAACGCAGCCAAGGCCTGAAATAAGCGTCCTGGCTATGCCTTCGGCTGGGATTAGGGCTTGGGGTTGTGAAAGGCGGGTCTCGCACGAGTGATCCTATACGTGCTGGAGTCCTCATACCCCCCGTACTCCGCTCCGGCTGGCCATAGGCCCCCTCCCTCCACCACCTTCCGGCCTGTACAGACCGGTAATCAGTAGTAACCCTATGTGAATCAATGGGTTATCTACTGTCTGTGTACTTAATCGTCTGTTGTCTACCTTTCTTTGGGAGAAAGGTAGCCACCTTCCTTGGGTTATTGGTGATGAAAATGTATGGAATCCAGCTCCCGTGTGGGTTGATCTATGACATTCCTCCTACCAATAACCCCAACCCCTTGATTTAGAAAGCAAATCGCCATGAAACCCCCCATTGCAAAAACCTATCTCGACTACGTTTCCTATTGCCGTAGCCGAGGTCTCAAACCCATGCCTCTCATCAGCTTCAATCAGCTCCTCAAAGCTGGTTACAACCCCTTCACAACCTCCTGGAGTTAATAAATGTACGCAACCATCGCAACCCTCTTCACCGTATTAACCGTTCCAGCCATGTATCTCGGTCTACTGGTAGTCAAGACCTATGACCTGAGGTTTGAGCTGTTCTGCCTTCCCATCTTCCTGTGCTTGGCCATCGCTTGCTGGGCTGTCGCCAGGATGGATGACGTCTCCCGCTGAGCCTAAATCTGTCTGGCTCTCCTTTGGAGAGAGCCAGCCAGCTTTCTCTTGTGTTTGTTTAATTAACCCTTGTTTGTCTTGAAAGGACACTCTCATGTTTTTCACCACCAAATCCCTGAACGCCAACGGTCCCACTCCCAAGCAAGTGGAGTGGTTTGCTCGCCGCAACATGGTTGCTCCGGCTACCCGTGAGGAAGCGAGCTCGTTGATCGCCGCTGAGATCGCCAAGCAGGAGACCGCTCCCGCTCCCGAGAAGGTTCTCGGTGCTGCGTACATGCTCGGCGTTGGCCTGGGCTGGTGCGGCAAGGAATTGCCCGGCGCTGGCATTCGAGAGGCGATGACCCAGGTCAAGATCCTCGAGCAGGTTCAAGCCATCCAGCGAGCCATGCTGGACGACAGCAAGTCTCAGGACGACGTCGACGCCGCAGTGAAGATGCTGATGGCAACGTGCCTGGAACGACTGGCCAAGCAGATGCCGGTCGAGCGCCGTGTGGTGGGCATGCAGCCCGCAGCGCACGCAGAACCAGCTCCGTACTGAGCAGGTTGACCGGAACAGGGGGTGGCTACGGTCACCCCCTTTTCTTTTCTCGGGAGCTACTCCCAATTCGATATTTACACGAGGCTGACATGACAACCGACACCATCACCCTTCAGCAAGAGCTCGAACAGTTCATCGGCACTGAGAAGTACCACTACAACCCGCTGTACCGCTGGCTCAAATACACCGACGGCGTGAAGTACTTCGCCGAGAACGCAGGCGGCGGAGCCTACTGGTTCCTCGACATCATCGGCACCGAGCTGCGCAGCCTGGCGCACTTCCGCAGTTTCCTGGTCATCGAGCTGGGCGTCCACACCAACCAGTCAGCCGACATTGTCGTGACTGACGGCGATGACTCCGAGCTGTGGGCCAAGGTCATCAGCGCAACCGACTGCCCGACAGGCAACTGGCGCTTCTTCCTTCAGGGAGACGTCTTGATGCTGACCTCGGAGTATTGACCATGAGCCTGTCCCCACAGCAGGCCTTCATGCTCAAGATGTTCGCCGATGGGTGGGGATTCAAGATGTACAACGACAAGCCGGGGTCTTGGAACACCTACTGGTCTCTGCGTCGGCGCGGACTGCTCAGCGCAGGCAAGACAGTCAAAACATCAACCAACCTCATCGCCAAGGACAGGCTCACCGACAAGGGGAGAAAGGCCTTGGCCAAGTACATGGAGAAGCAGAAAGGAAAAACCAATGGGTCGAATGAAGAAGCTCTACGAGCTGACCGCCGAACAGGACAAGCCGTTCCTGTACTTCATGCAGCGCACGACTGACCTAACCGCCGCGTGCGAGAAGGCGCTCGACAAGATTCGTCAAGCCGAGTTCCTGCTCGGCGACTTCCTGGCCAACGCCGAGTTCACGCCGTATGAAGGCGAGGACATCGAGGCTGCTCGCCAATTCCTCAACGAAGCAATCGAACTACTGGAGGGACCGAATGCTCGTCCGACTGGACTTTAGGCTGGGAACGCCGACGCCCAGCAACATGTTTGGCCGACCGTTGATCAGCACGCCGGTTACCAGGTCAACCAGCCCTGAGTACAAGGGCCGAACCCATCCGCCGTGCAGCGACTGCGGCGCCGATGCCAACCAGATGATCACCGAACGCAACCACAACACCTGGTTCTGGTGCGGCGTCTGCGAGGTGGGCGGATGAACGAGCTCGCCAGAGGCCTGGCCCCAGCGCCAGCAACAGCGGCCGAGAAAGCGGCCAAGACTACCGAGCGCATGAAGACTGAGACGATCCACGCTCAGGCCATGCAGCTCGAGTACATGCGACTGCGTCTGATCTCCCTGGAGGAAGAGGTCAAGCAGCTCACCAAAGAGAATCGCAGCCTGGGCTTCAAGCTAAAGGCTGCACAACGCCACATTGAACAACGAGGAGAAACACATGGGTCTTGATATGTACGCTTACACGATCCCAGCCAATCGGCTCGGTGACAAGCAGGTCGATCTTAACGACCAGGTATTCGAGGATGGCAAGGCAAGAGAAGGCGTCGACACAGACTTCGCCTACTGGCGCAAGTTCAACAACCTGCACCAGTGGATGGCCGACCTGTACTACAAGAAGGGCGGCGGCTCTGAGTCGTTCAACTGCACCACGCTCAGGCTCATGCCAGCCGACCTGGACAGACTATGGGATGAGGCGGGAAACCTGAAGCCCAGGTCTGGATTCTTCTGGGGTGACGAGGATGAGATGACTCCAGAGTCCACCCAAGAGGTCCGGGACTTCGTTACCAAAGCACGAGCAGCCATCGCCGAAGGCAAGGCAGTCGTGTACGACTCTTGGTGGTGATCATGGGCTGGGTCATCGGCATCTCGGCGATCTGCGCCTGGTTCACGCACATCTTCTTCTGCTTCAGCACAGCCTCATGGCTGCTGCTGTTGGCCGGGGCGATCTTCTTCCCGATCGGCATCATCCACGGCGTCTACTTATGGTTCACATGACCATACACAATCCATGACAGCGCCCCTTCGGGGGCGTTTTCATTTAAGCGAAGCACTCCCATTTCAATATTTACGCAAGAGATAATCGAATGAAGACAAACGCTTTGCGCCATGTGCGCCAACTATTCAACAACCCTCACATCCCGGCGAATCACAACCGCTCATACCAGCGTCAATGGGTGCGTCAGATTCGCTTGCTCGGTGACAGGTGGTTGCTCGCCAAACCAATCGAAAGGGGAACAGGCAATGCTTCCTTATGACTACGCCAGATGCCACGCATCGCTGCCTGATCAGAACTGCAAGCGATGCCAGCGCTGGGCCAAGCACCCAGATCAGACCTGGGGTGAGCGCACGCCGCAGCATGAGTGCGTCAACTCGCTCGACGAGAACTGCCAATACATCCCGATCGACCGGGAGGACGGCAAGTGAGCAAGCGTGCGTACAGGGCGATCGTCCTGGCCGCACTGCCAGGCAGCAACGCTGATGTCAGGGCCAGGACAGGTCTCAGTCTGGCCACTGTCTCTCGATGGTTCACAGACCTGCGTACCGCAGACGAGATTCATCTTCACCACAAGGAAGTGCATCCAAACGGTGGACCGATGGTTTCTGTCTTCCACCCTGGACCTGCGCCAGCTGGCTTCAAGCCAAAGATTCCCAAGCTGCTAAACGACATCGGCCGCACTCGAAGGTACAGGCGCAACGCTCGTGCGTCGGGTGAATGGGAAGACATCAAGGCAAGACGCAGAGCGGCGTATCACGCAAACAAAAAACCAAGACGCGACGCGCTGACGTCCGCGCTTTTCGGAGTAACACCATGAGTCAATGCCAACACCGCTGGGAACCCGTGGAGGGTCAGCCACTTTACAAGTGCTCTCGGTGCGGCGCGTTTATGAGGATCATCAAATGAACTGCTGTGACGAATACGGCAACTGCCGACAAGGCAGGGAATGCCCGGTGCGAAAGCAACTGGAGGAAGAAAAGCCAACCCCTGCTGACGGGCAATTGGTGTGGGCTCTGTTGGGATTCATTGTCCTGATGCTTGGCCTGATGACGTTGAGGAGTTGCTTATGACTTGGTGGATGTACCTCATCGGCACCGCTCACACGCTTGTCTACGTGTGGGCTTTCTGGAGAAGAAACAAATGAGCAAAGAAGACGCGATCAAACTGATCAAGCTGCTGTCCGCGCTGGAGTCGTGGGCATTCAGCACCAAGACACCGCTGCCCGACTACCTGCATGAGGACCTGTGCGTTGCAGTGGAGAAGCTGGAGAAAATTGTGCTGGAGAACCGTGGTGCGCAAACGCAGTAAGTACAAACCAAAAGGCGTGCGCCTGGACAACATGAGCTGGATCAAGTCGGGAATGCAGAAGGCTGCCGACGTCGAGAACGGATCAATCATCACCCGCACCAGGATCAGAAACCACATCGCCATTGACTCTCTGCGCAAGGGCGAGGCCAACAAGGACGACATGGACGCCATCATCAATGCGTTCAACGTCACCGAAGCGCTAGCCATCAAAGGCCTGGGCGAGGACTACAGAAGCGAGATCAAGGCGGGCCAAGACGCTCTGTACAGCGTCGGCGTGCGCTCGTCCAAGGTTGGCAAGTTTGTTCTGTCAGGACCTGAGCTGACAGCAATCAACCAGACGATGGAAATTCACGACGCCCAGCTCGACATCTGCACGATCAATCAACTTGAGTCGGCACTCGACTACGTGTGGAGTCAGATCAGGATGAAGAAGGCCCGGAGGATTCCAGTGCCTGCTTGAATCAACTGAGTGTCTTCCCTCCTGTTGGAGGAGGGAAGCCCCTCTTGCTGTTTGTATGTAGAACTGTTTGCACATTTCGTGACCCGCCAATCGGCGGGTTTTTTATTGTCCAAACACGGAAGGTTTATGAAGAACTATCCATACCTTGAACGCCTGGCCACACAAACCTACACGGCCAAGTCAAAGTTCGCACATCAAGTTGCCAAGCGAGCACTCGAAGGAGGTGACGTCGACCAGCTCTTCGACATCTGCAAGTTCGTCGGCATCAAGTCCATTGTTCTCACCATCATGGGGGAGGAAGAGGGCTGCATGATGCTGCACCTCAAGCTCTGGCTTGATCGCTACTCCGCCTGGGAAGTCGGCGACTTCAGCGACTGGATCAGCCGGTACGACAGCGCCGACGACTCAGACGATTGCATCGACCTCCTGAAAGACAGGGACATCATCACCCGCTGCGATGACTGCGGTGAGTGGGAGCTGGTGCGTGAGGTGCGGTCCTACTACAACAACGAGGACGCGCAGATCTGCCGCAGCTGCATCGACGACAGCTACCGCTGGTCCGATTACTACGACATGTACGTCTACTCGGACAGCTCACGCGACGCGCTCGACCAATACGGCAACCGCTGCGTGATCCACGAGGACGACGACGACTTCCAGTTCGACGACGACGACGACGAGTACCACCACGTCGACTACAGCCCGTCAGCTCGTGTCATCGGCAACTACCACAGCAGCAAGGGATCGCAGCGTCCGCAGATCAGCGACTGGACCAAGATGAAGAAGCGCTACCTCGGCGTCGAGCTCGAGGTGGAGGTGCGGGATAACGAGCGTGGCGAGAAGGCTCTGGCGCTACACAAGCTGATCAACGACGAGCAGTTCGGAGCCAAGGTGTTCTTCGAGAACGACGGCTCTCTGAGCAACGGCTTCGAGATCATCAGCCAGCCGATGGGCCTGGACAAGCACCGTGATCTTTGGGCCTGGCTCAAGGACAAGAACGCCGTCCGCAGCCTGCGCTCGCACAACACCACGACATGCGGACTGCACGTTCACGTCAGCAAGGATGGGTTGTCCAAGTTGCAGATCGCCAAGATCGTGTCGTTCATCAACGACCCGGACAACGAGGACCTGGTCCGCGCTGTCGCACGTCGGTACGCCGAGGGCTATTGCCGCATCAAGAGCAAGAAGATCGGCCGATCAGCACAGTCCGATGACCGGTACGAGGCAGTGAACATCACGCCGCGCAAGACCATCGAGTTCCGCATCTTCAAGGGCAGCCTCAAGTACGAATCGGTCATGGCTGCGATCCAGTTCTCGAACGCTCTCGTCGAGTTCTGCGGTCGCTCAACCACGTCGATCCGCGAACTCAAGGCCGACAAGTTTCTCGAGTTCATCCGCTCCGACGAGTCCGGCGACACCGACATGCTCGTCCCGTATCTCGAGAACCGTCTCGAAACCGCCTGATCAAACATTCAACCAAGGAAATATCAACATGTGTCTTCTCGTACAACAAACCACCCAATCCACATTCAGCGATGAGTTTCTCGCCGACGTCTACAACAAGAACCAGGACGGCCTGGGCGTCATGTATGCCGACGGCGACAAGATGCACATCTTCAAGTGCCTGCCCGCCAACGCGCAGGAGTTCGTCGACTTCTACCGCAAGCACGCCGAAGGCAAGAACTGCGTGTGGCACGCACGCATGCAGACGCACGGCGACATCGACTTCGACAACTGCCATCCCTACAAGGTGACGGACGACGTCTGGCTGGCGCACAACGGCATCCTGTCCACCGGCAACGCCGCAGACAAAGCCAAGTCCGACACCTGGCACTTCATCCAGAACTTCATCCGTCCGGCGCTCATCGGCAACCCCGAGCTGCTGACCGACGTCGACTGGCAGAAGTTCGTGGGCGAGCTCATCGGCCGCAGCAACAAGTTCGCACTGGTGCGTGCAGACGGAGCCGTCGTGGTGATCAACGCGCAAGCTGGCGTCAACTACCAGAACGCCTGGCTGTCCAACACCTACGCCTGGTCGTACCACAAGTTCACCGGCACGCAAGGCGGCGGCTACACCAACATGTACTCAGGCTACGGCGGATACCGCAGCCGCTTCCAGGACGACGACTACGAGGACTACTACAGCACCTGGCGCACCGGCACGACCGAGGCCAAGGGTTCGTACATCCCGGATAGCAAGGACACCAAGTCCTCGCACAGGGGCCTGCCGAAGCAGACGTTCACCGCATCACAGATCAGCCCGTACGTTCGCGCAGCACACAACCAATGGTCGCGTCGCGGCGTAGAGGGTGTCGAGCAGTGGGTGTTCGACGCACCGCACAAGGCGGCAGCTCTGCTGTCGTACTGGTACGACGACGTCGATGACGTCGAGGACCTGGTCGAGGACTTCCCCGAGACCGCAGCCGAGTGGATCGCCGACTTGTTCGCTTCCGACTCCATCGCCCCCAGCCTCATCAACTAAGCACGGGAGGCAGATGGACGATTGGAAAGAGCACGTCAAGCTGGAGATCACGGACGCGTCGACAGACACGTTCCGCCTTCTCCAGATTCAGGTAGCCATCTCAGACATGAAGGAGATCGACCTCATCCCAAACACGATACACACCGAACTCACAACCCTCATTCAAACAGTCAACGATGCCAGCAATCAAGGCGATACCTCGCAATGAGGTAGAGCTGGAGTACATGCTGGTGTGCAAGGACGGCTCACGCTCGCGTGGGCCTTCCATCGAAGTTGCACGTCAGCGCATCCAGCGCGTCACTCACTCGCCCGTGATGATGTCTCTCAGGATTCACCCAGAGACAACCATCACCAGCAATGGATACATCCAGTACCCGGACGGCTACCCACCCGAGGAAGTGGGAATCAGGAAAGGAAAGGAGTGGACCGCCATCAACTAGAAGTTCGGCGGTTGATCAAGGGACTCGGGCTCAGGCTCGAGTCCACCGATCAATCAGGCGGACACATCAAGTGCGTCATCCGAAAGGACGACGTGATTCACAAAGTCATCTTCCCGGTGTCGCCGAGCGACCAGAGGTGGAAGAAAAACATGATGTCGTATCTCAGAAAGACTTTTCAGTTATGAGCTCCACAGAACCAACCAAGCCAAGAAAACGCAAGTCCTCGCCGCGCCGCAAGGTATCGCCGCAAGAACGCATGACCATCATCCAGCTCTGGACGTCAGGCCAGGGCAAGGTGCAAGAGATCGCCGATGCAATGCGTCGTCCAACCTCGACCATCTACAACGTGCTCATGAGCGCCGGTCTCTGGCCTGGGTACGATGACTACGCTAAGGCTGGCACGACTCCAGACCGGAACAAGGACACGCCCGGTCTGGCCAGAAAGCAGCCCAAGCCAGTGATCAAGATCGTCAAGGACAAGCCGCCGAAGATAGTGATGCCCGAGCCGACCCCGGTCGAGGCCGGAACCATCACCATGATTCGTGGTCCGAAGCGCAGCCTGTGGCAGCGCATCAAGGACTTCTTCCAGTAAAGAGTGGGGGCTATGCCCCCATTTCTTTTTTTTAACCTCGGGGGCCAAGTCGATATTTACACGACCGCCCAAATGAAAAGCCCCTGGACGCAATGCCAGGGGCCTATGTTGCAGCTCACCGCATTTGGGTGGAGGCTCATGCCTCAACGCTTCATGCCGCGATCTTATGTGGTGTTGCGTTGCTTTGTAAAGCGGCGAGGACAAGCCGCTCCCGCACCAGGGTGGCAAATGCCTTGAGCGACAGCTCAATGGTGAAGTCCACATCCTCATCCCAGTCCTCTTCCATCATGAATCCCCACGGGATTCGCACACGCCACGAGCAGAAGTCTTCCCGGTACGCCAGCACTGGCTCGGCGTCGACACGCCTCGCTTGATCCACGGCCTGCGCCCAAAACCTGACGATGTCCCCCTCCTTGATTACCTTGTACCGTTTGATCTCGATGGCAAAGCCATCCAGCCCAACGATGTCGTGACCACCCTTGCGGGTCTGCTCCAGGTTGCGCTTCATCGGCTCGAGTAGCGCATCCCCCAGGAACTCGCTCAACTCCTTGATGAAGCTTCTTTCGGCCTGGGCGCCTTTCGCCCTGCTGTTGATCTTTCCCATTACTTACCCTTCTTTGCTTTGCTGCTCTTGCTGAGTCGAGACGAGAACTCCGCCATCAACTCTTGCGCCACTGCCTGAATGGCGTACGCCTCTTGCTCTCGGCCGGGTGATGACTCGCCGTAGTAATCGCAGTATTCCTGCCAGATGTGAACCGCCTCGTGTACCAGCAGGCCAGCTATCTCGATGGGGTTTCGCTCTTCCCATCCACTCAAACAGACGATGCAAGCCAATCCCTTGGCGGAGACCAGGTGGTGCGCTGTTGCATCCGCCTGGCTGGTCTTAATCCAAGGCGAGATCGGCTCACAGTTCATGTGCTTCATCGCCTGCTTGTATTCGCGGTCACTCAAGCACAAGGTCAGGTGTGGCCCAGGCGCAGAGATTCTTCGGTCCAACCACTTCATTACTTGCTTTCAAATACCAGTCGACGCATGTCTTCCAGGTGATGTTTCATTGATTCGATCTGGCCTGCTGTGCCGATCGACTGCGATGGCCTGCACCCCGCCTGCCACAGCTCATCCATCAAAGACTGCGCTGCACCGAACGGGATGCTCATACAAGGCGAGACCGTCTGGCCAGACTCGATGACACGCATGGTCAGTGGCTCGGCGACAGAGAAGCCGCCATCGTCTTGCTTGACGCCAATGCGCAGCGAGATGGCATCGCTCCAGATTTCCCGCTGTGCCGAGAACTTCCACTGCTCGTTCATGACACGTCCTTCCTCACGCCGTTGATCGCGATTTGCAGAGTGATGCCATCGAGTCCGATGTCGCGCACCTCATAGACCCTGGCAACGATGTCGTTGCAGGCCTCCTCGATGACAGCGTCGATCTCCTGATTCACCACCTCGTTCAGGCGCTTGCGCAGGTCGGCCTTGATGACTTGCCTGAGGTTGGCCTCGACCAATGGAGCCACTGCTGTGTACTTCAATGTGATGCTCATGGTCAGGCTCCGTATGCGCGGCGCTCCGCACGCTCGTTCGCACTCTTGGTGCGGTACAACTCGATCTGAAGTTCGACTGCCTTGAGGTGGTAGCGAACCTTCTCCTCCTCATACACCGCCTGCTTGAGGTCATCGAGCAGCTTGATGTACGTGGGGTGGGCATAGGCCTCACGCTCTTGACCGGACGTGGTCGTGATCTTCTTCTCGCGCTCGGCGTCCTTCATGAGCATGGCCAGGCAGGACTTCTTGTAGTCCTCGAGGTGGCCACGCGCAGCGCGGGCGGGTGCGTACCTGTCTGCAAGCTGGCGGTACAACTCCAGCATTTCTTCGATGTCCATCATTCGATCCTTTCTATGCGGCCATCACGGTAGTAGTGCCAGTTGCCGATGCGGCTCGGGTACGCAAGGAAGTCCTGCGATCCTGGGCGCAATGGGCGCTGTTTGTTGTCCCGCTCGGGGACGTAGTTAGGGAGCAGCATCTTGGTGTTCTTGAGACTCTTTGATTCAGGATTGAAGCCAGAGACAGGGCCGAGCTCTTCGAGCTTTGCCTTGCCTGACTTGGTGATTGCCCATGCGCTTTGAACGCTGCGCACGTAGCCACTGGCCACGAGGCGGGACATGTACTCGCCATCGAATCGGCTGATGCTGTTGATCGCGCCGACGACTAGCTTGAGTTCCTTGCTGCTCTTCTCGCCGAAGGACAGCGCGTACAGGATGCGATGCGACCCTGCGTTACGTACGACTTTGCCGATGCTCATGACTTGCCTCGCCTTCCCTCGGCAGAAAGCGCGGCCATCGCGCCAGTAGGGCGGGTTGCCTTCAGACGCCAGCACTTGCCGCATACCCATTTGCTTCGGCTGATCTGTACGCCGTCGTCGATTGGCCTGCGCTCTTCGCAACGCGAGCAGTTAGCTGAGTAGCCACTGATGTCTCGCATGCCAGGCATGGTGATGTCGTTCTCGATCATTCGCCCATCACCTTTCCCGCCTTGCTCAGATCGTCGGCTTTGGAGATCAGGTCGTACGTGCTGCGCTGAATCCGATCGGCGTCCGCAATCGCCTCTGCGATCTGCTCCTTGCTGAACTGAGTGCAGCGGGTGTAGTAGGTCATGATCTGCGCAACCATGCTCATCTGCGCTTTGGAGATGCCCTGCGCCAGCTCTCTCGTCTCAGGCGTGGTGCTCTCGACAAAGATGTTGGTGACGTTCTCGATCTGATCGGCAAGGATGATCGAGTGAACCAGCCGTGCGTAGTTCTCGCCACGCACTGCGCGCAGTGTCTTGATCATTCCGATCGACTCTTCACGAATCGCTTGAGTGCTCTTGAAAAACTCTTCTGTCATTTGTTCACCCCGATAAGTCCTTTGATCCACATCTCTTGGTACGTCTTGCAGATAGCCGTGAGGATGTAGTCACGCTTGTCCACCTTGTTCATCTTGTTGCCCTGGTCGTACTCGGCGTGACACCGATAGCAGAGCCATGCGGCCATGCCGTCATGCGCCTTCTGCGCAAAGCCCTTGCCGTGCTCGCCAAGATTGCTGTGCGCCGCCACGACCGTGCCGTCATCAGCGCCACACATCACGCATCGCTGGTCCTTAGCCAGGTCAAGAAGCTTGCGGTTGCGATAAGTCATGCTCGCCCCCTTGCTCGGATGGCTGCGGCGCAGTCAAGCATGGTCGTCCGCTCAGCCTGGGCGATGCCTAGCTGGTCTGGCCACTCAGGTGTAAGCCCTTCACACACCTTTGCACACGCCTCACGCTCTGCTGCGGCGGCTGTCTCGACGATGTACATCAGGCTGTCGATGTCCTTGTCTGACCAGCCTGAAGCCCGCGCCATGCGGATGATGTCTTCGCGGGTCATGAGGCCTCCCGAGCATTGATGGCCTCGAGCAGCTCCTCGACTGTCTCGAACTCCTGCTTGGTGGGCACGAGCATGTAGGTCACTTTGCCGTTGCCCCACATCCCGGTCTTCTTGTTGCGAGGTGTGCTGACCTGCTTGCAGATCAGCTTGTCCTTGCTCATGTACTGACGTACGGCGTGGGTGTCGGCGCTGTAGCCAAACGTGTATTGCAGCGGAATGCTGCGCAGCTCTTCGAGTGTCATGCGTCACCCCCTGTTGGTGGGGAGTACGCCCCGTTGAACTCAGTGAAGCGGCCGGAGTGCGACTGCCATTGCAGGTACGCTGTGCCGCGCTTGCCAAGCCAGCGGCTACGAACCTTCTGGACGTGGACCTCGGTGGCCGCACGCGGGTTGCTGGTGTCCCGGTGGACGGCAATGATGTTGTCGGCCTTGTTGTAGAAGTGCGCCGAGCCTGAGACGGCGTAGCCATCGGGCACGGGGTACGTGCCGTCCTTATCCTTCATCAGCTTCGAGGGGTGCGCCACCAGCCAGATGTGGATCTGGTTGTCACGGGCGAACTTGCGCATCTGCGTGAGGAACAGCGAGACGTACTCGGTCTCACTCACCCCGTCCTTGCGCTTGGTGTGATCGAGCTCGTTGTACGGGTCGATGATCAGACCCTTCATGCCCTGCCTGCGGATCAGGACCTTAGCCTTAGCCAGCACGGAATCAAGGCTTGGCTCCTCGGGCATGATGAAGTGGAAGTGCTGGTTCATCCACTCCTTGGCGTCGGCGAACCTCACGCGATCCACCTGACCAGCCACGAGGCGAGAGCCCATGCGCTTCTCGATCAGCTTTGCGGCGTGCCACGAGATCGGCTGGTTCTCAGGTGAGCAGATGCCGAAGGTCCAGCCAGCGTTCTCTGCGATGTTCACCGCCATCGCGTCCAGCCACTCGGACTTGCCCATCGAGGGGATGCCTGTGACCAGGGTCCACTGACCAGGCGCTGGTTTGTACAGGCCGTTGACCGACTCCCATCCGGTCGGCTCGCCCTGGACCATGCCGAACTCGAGCATCTGGTCGATGTCGTCAGCAATGTCGTCGATCGAGAACACGCCTTCGACAGGGAAGGGCTTGGCATCCTCGATGCACTCGCGCAGACGTTGAGCGCCGTGCTTGACCAGCACCTCGTTGGCGTCTTTGCAGTCTTCGGGCCAGATCACCCGAAGGCACTTCTCCCTGCCCAGGCGGCGAGAGAGCTCGTCCTCGAGCTTGCGACCAGGCTCGTCAGAGTCAACTGCGAGCACCCATTGCTTGACGGCGTCGAGTCGCTCGTCGTCAAGGAACTCGAACTTCTTGTCGAAGTTGGTGGCCCTTACCTCGGGCGCCCCATCAGGCACGCTGATGCAGTGCTGGAACCCCGCGACCTCGAGGGACAGGGCGTCCATCTCACCCTCGCAGATGATGGTCTGCTGGGTCGAGATGTCGTCGTACTTGTAGAGGATCTTCTCTGCGCCAGCGACCTGGCGGAAGTTCTTCTGCGCGTCCCGGTACTTGATGTTCACGACCTCGCCGCCCTTGTAGTAGGGGAAGGCAATCGCCGTGACCTCGTCCTCGATCTGAGGCATCCAGACCCGCTCCATGCTCACGCGGTTGCGGACCAGCACCTCAGTGGTGACGCCGCGCTTGGTGAACCACTCGTGAGCCTTCTCGCTCAGGCTGGCCGGACGGAACTCGGGCTTGGGGTAGACGCGACGTGAGGGTGGGGCAGAGCGGTTGATGACGCCGCTGCCCAGACCACCGGACCAGCCGCAGTGATGGCAGTGCCAGATGCCCTTGAGCGTGTTGACGTTCAAGCAGGGGTAGCTCTGCTTCTTTCGGGTGTGCGAGCACTGCGGGCAGGTCGTCTTGACCTCCTCGCCAGTCCGACCCTTCAGGTCAATTCCGAAATCCTGAAAAGTTTTCATTGTTCTCCGTGAGTAAAAGCGTTGCTGTATGTAGCGATAGCGAGCAGCTATAGAGCTGTGTGTGCTTCGCCGCTTGTCTGCGTACCGCCGACCTATTTGTTACGCTTCGCTGCGTGACTTAGAACAATCTAAGCAAACACCTCGGCGCTCAAAAAAACGTAGACGAATCAGTGGGTTGAATTATCTGCGACGAAATTTACTTTGCCATAGGGGTATACCCTAAAGCAACAGCGTTGCATTTACAGCTACACTACAACCCACAAAACGCGGCGACTGTCCAATTCAATTTGGCTATCGCCAATTTTCAACCAGTCTCACGGAGAACCCATGAAAGAAATCGCCTCGGCGTTGGTTCGTGCGCAAAAAGCGTTCGGTCCAGCCCTCAAACAGAGCGCCAACCCGCACTTCAAGAGCCGCTATGCGGACCTCGCCACATGTGTTGAGGCCGTCATCGACGCGCTCAACGACAACGGCCTGGCCCTGATCCAGCAGACCCATGAGTGCGACAACGGCGTGATCGTGGAGACCACGTTCATCCACGAAAGCGGCGAGACCTTCAGCGCCGGAAAGCTGCACGTCCCTTCGTCTAAGCACGACGCCCAGGGGTACGGCTCGGCGCTCACCTATGCGCGTCGCTACAGCCTTATGGCTGCATGCGGCATCGCCCCCGAGGACGACGACGGCAACGCAGCGACTGCTGCACCACCCGTGCGTCGCGCCCCGACCGCTGCACCCGCAGCACCCACCCCGGCCAAGGCCTCAGCTTTGGACGTGGACACGATCTCGAAGCTGGCAGCAGCCAAAGGCGTCGACACGACCGCCATCTGCGCCGCCTACAAGATCAATTCGTTGAGCGACCTTCCCGCAACCAAGGTGCAAGAAGTCGTCGCTCGTCTGCAAGCCAAAGAAGCAACCGCAACTCAGGAGTAATTCATGTCCGCTACGTACAACAACCAGATCGAGATCGTTCTCTTCGAGAACACACGAGCCACCAGCGCCAAGGCCCCGACCAAGACCGGCACCGTCACCTTCCCTGATGGGACTAAGTACGACGTTGCCATCTGGAGCAAGGTCAGCAAGAACGGCACGCCCTTCGAGTCCGGCGTCCTGAAGCTGCCCGACCCCAAGTACACAAAGAACGACGGCGGCAACGGCGGCTATCGCGCAGCTCCTGCACGTCAGGACCAGGACATTCCTTTCTGAGGCCGCGATGTCCCTCTACACCAACGTACACGGCTTGCCTGACGCGTTCGTCGCGGCCGTCCTGAACGACCCGTATCAGGGCGGCGGCGATATTTCCGCGACCAAGCTGATTGATTCGCCACGTCGTCGCACCCTTTACAGGGCGCACAAGGAGAGCGTGGTCGAGGACGTGTCAGAGCGCGTCTGGTCCGTGATGGGTCAGGCCGTCCACACAGTCCTCGAGAGGGCTGAGACAAGCGCCCTTGTTGAGGAGCGCCTGTACGCCGAGGTCGATGGCTGGAAGGTGAGCGG